ACGCCGGAGAGCGTCAGCGCGTAGGCCTGGTCGGGGATCGGCAGGAACCAGAACTGATCCTCGAAGTAGCCGTACCGCCGCGGCACGCCGGGCGAGAACCCGGTGTCGGTGCCGCCGTAGTCCTCGAAGTCCTTCCAGTCCTCGTATTCGAGCGGGTATTCGTGGCCACCCAGAGCGAGGTCGAGGCGGAAGCCCTCGAGCATCGTCGCCGGCGCCGCGACGCTCGCGACATTGGGCGAGGTGGTGAGCGACGTGTCGCGCACCTCGTTGAACCAGAACCGCTGCCGCTCGTAGTGGCGGATCGCCGAGAGGATCTCGAGCTGGATCTGCGACGTGAGGTCGGAGCGGTTGAGCTCGTCGGCGATGCGCGCCTGCAACGCCGCGTAATCGTTCGCCATCGCCGACGCTCAGTCAGATGTTGAAGACGCCGGTCACGGTGATCTCCGGCCGGATGACCCACAGCAGGTAGGCCTCGCTCGCGGTCGGGGTGATGCCGGAAGCGGTGTTGTTGCTGAAGGTGATCGCCAGCGTGTCGGCGGCCGAGACGCGCACGCCGACGATGCCGAGGCCCGCCTGCGCGGTCGGCTTGTTGACGGTGATGATGTCGGTCGTCTTGAGGCCGGGAACCGTGAAGGTCTGCTCGGCGGTGGTGTTGGCGGCCACCTGGGCCGGGCTGAGGGTGACGCTGACGGCACCGTGGCGGTGCTCGCGGACTTGCACGCCCATGGGGATGCTCCAGAAAATGACGATGAAGAGGGTGCGGAGCGCCCGAAGGCGCTCCGCTTAGGGCGGCTAGTTGTTGGCGAGGCGCACGGCCAACTGGGGCCGGATCGTCTTGTAGCCGTAGAGGATATCGAGACGGCAAGGGAACTTGTCGTTGTTGATATCGTAGGCGCGCACGATGCGGATGCTGAGACCGTCCTGCACCTCGCGCGCCGCGAAGTCGACGCCCTTCGGCATGAGGAGGTCGGCGGTGGCGAAGGTGAACGCGTCCTTGTGGTAGGCGAGCGACACGCCGTAGTTGGTCGACGCCGTGCCGACGATGGTGATCGCCGAGTTGTCGGCGGGCGAGCCCGAGACGTTCTGCGTGGCGCCGCTCGTCACGATCGCCGGGCTGATCGAGACGTTGCCGCTGCCGCCGGTGAAGGCCGCGGTCACGACGAACTGCTGCAGGACGCCCGTCGAGTTCTTGGTCTCGGGATGGACCGAGTTGACGCCGGCGATGGTGAACACGTCACCCACGGCAAGCGCGCCGGTGCCGGTGTCGACGGCGAGCGTCGAGCCGGTCTGCGAGGCGCCGTTGACAAGATAGGAGCCGTTGGCGGCGCCGCGCGGGTGCGACGGCCAGAGGGTGTTCTCCATGAAGTCGAACCCGCCGGTCCGGCCCATGTAGCCTTCCTTGTACTGCTTGGCGATCTGCCCGCTGTCCTGGAAGAGGCCCTTCAGCGCGTCGACCAGGTCGAGGTTGTCCTGGGTGTTGAGGTTGCAGGTGCGGTCGCCGGTGGGGGCGAGGCTGTCCTGCAGCTTCTTGCGGGCCTGGAGCACCTTATTGAAGGTGATCGCGGCGCCGGTGTTGGCGACCGTCTGGTAGACGTCCTTGTACATCGACATGGCGTCGGCCTCGATGTTGGCGGCGAGCACCGCCATCGCCGGGTCGAGGATGCGCTTGCCGAAGTCGTCGAGGCTCATCGTGAGGTCGACGCTCGTGAAGTTGAGGTCGACGCCCTTCTGGGTGGTGACGTTCAAGGTCACGTCGTTCTCGGTCGTGTCCTGCGCCGTGAGGGTGGCGCCGGTGCGGACCGTGTACTGGTTCGGCAGGCGGATGTTGAGGGCGGTGCCGATCTTGGCGCCCTTCACGGCGAAGCTGTCGTCGTAGGCGCGGTTGATCGAGCCGACGAAGTTGAGCTTCTGGTGCAAGCCATGTGTTCAAGACGGGGCGCTAACCCGTCTCCGGCCTTTCGGCCCGCCGCACGTTTCCGCACGGTGCAGACTATATCATGGCCCGTTTCCGGGCCCGCTGCGCTTCCGGCCGCTTGGCCGTACTCCCTCGCGGGATAGTCGTTAGACCTTACCTGATTGGTGCGGGCAGACGCCGCCGTTGCGGTGCTTGCCGACGTTGCAGTTCATGCAGAGAACCTGGAAGCCCGGCGGAAAGCCGTTCTTGCGGAGCCACTGGTAGAAGGCCGTCCCGCTTCGCCCGTAATCGCCATTCCGGCGCTGCTCGGCGCCGTCATTGTCGATATGGTCGATGGAAAGGAAGGCCCGCTCCGTCTCACCGCAACAGGCGCAGCGGGCGCCGCCGTAGGCCGCGAACACATCCTCGCGGAGCTTGGCGAATATCCGCTTGCTCTTGTCGGTTTCCCATCGCCGGAACGCCGCGAGTTCATCGGGCGTCATCTCGGCGATCATGTCGGCTCGGCGCTTCACCATCCGCTGCCGGTACGCATCGCCGAGGCCGGCGCGGTACTTGCGGGAATAGTCGGCGTGCCATTGCCGGTGCCTGTCACGATGGGCCGCGAGATAGGCCCTCGTGCAGTCCGGGCAGCGCCACGTCCGCCCGTTTCGCGATGCGTCGAACTGCTTGCCGCAGCCTTTGCATTCGACGATCCGAGGCGTCGCCTTCTGCCGTTCTCTGTACTGCCTCTGATATTCGACGTTGCGGCGCTTGGCGCATGGTTCGCACAGAGCTTTGTAGGCTTTGTGCGGCGGCGCTTCGGCCCCGCAAAGTTTGCACTCAATCAGGTCTCGGCTCGGGATTTCCATGTCGCCGATTTTACCTTCTCGTGCGAGAGGGCGGATCGGCGATTTAGGGTTCCCCCGAATTCACAGCGTTCTTCGATGCGCGTTGCCGCGCAAAGGGACCTCAGTTGATCCGCAGGGCTTCCCTTGTCACCATGGTGGGAGTCAAAAGAGAATTCGACACGAAGGTTCTCCGTTACGTAGCGAATGTTGAGAGGGTTAGCGGCGGCCTTGCTTGGCGAGCTGCGCCTCGCGCATGGCGAGCCACTTGTCCGGATTCTTCTCGGTGTAGAGGTTGGTGCTGGGCGCACTCGCTCTTGCCGTGACGGTCGGGACGGGCTTTGCCTGCGGGGTCGTGCTCGCCTTCGCAGCCTTGCGCTGGTTGGCGATGAACTCGGCGCCGATGCGCGCGAGGTGAAGCGCCCTCACGTATCCGGGATGGTCGATCTGTCCGATGACGTTCGGGTCGAGACCGAGATCCTTGATCGCGAAGTCGCGGACCTTGCTCGCGAGCTCGGGGCTCCATTCGGGGATGTCGCGCTTCAGCGCCGCCGCCGCCTCTTCCATCCGCTTGGCGGTCTCCCGCTGCGTGTGGAAAGCGCGAGCCTGCGCCTTCTGCTGCAATTCGCCGGCGAGCTGCTGCCGCTGCGCCTGGAGCCGCTGGTATTGGCTGGTGAGAGCGCCAGCGCGTTGCGGGTCCTGGTGCCAGAGCTGCTGCCAGTCGGCGTCGCTGAGCTTCGTGTACTGCTCCAATTGCTGGTCCAGCACATGAAGCTGCACGCGCCCCTGGAAATCCTCCTGCAATGCCTGCGCGTGCTGGCTGTGCTGCTGCTGGGCAGCCTCCAGTGCGCGGCGCTGCTCGGCGATCTCCTGGGTCTTGCGCGTGTAGTCCGACTGGCGCAGGAGCGCGTCCTTGAGCTCCTTCGGCAGCCGGTACTTCTTGCCCTCGTAGTCGACGTCCTCGCCGTCGTCGGCGGGCTGGGCGTGTTCGTCGCCCTCCCCGCCTTCGACGTGCTCGGTTTCGAGTTCCGGGGCGTCTGCGACTTCCGCCGGGGCGTCTGAGACGGTCTCGGCCGGATTGGTCGCGATGTCGGTTTCCATGGTCACTCCACTTCGGGGTTGGTGAACTGGTGATTAGGGGCGTGGCCGCGGCGCGGTGGCGGCGGGCGCGCGAATGACCGGCTGCGGCTCGGGCTTCAGCGCCTCGATCATCTCGGCGCCGGCGCGCATGCGGTCGGTCTGCGCCTCGAAGGCGTCGATCTCATTCGCCTGCGCCTTGATCGTCTGGTCGCCGCGCAATTGAGCGATCTGCGCCTGAAGCTGCTGGATCGTGCCCATGAGCTTCTGCTGCTGCGCGTTCGGCCCCTGCGACTGCGCGAGCATCGCCTGAAGCTGCTGGCTGATCTCCTGCGCGTTGGGGAAATCCATCGCCTTGACGAGCGCCGGGCCCAGCACGGGTGCCGCCTGCGGGAACGAGCGGATGATCTCGGTGATCGCCTCGACGAACTCCTCACGCTGCGTCGTGAAGGACGGGCCCGCCTCGACCACGAGGTCGTATTTCCCGGCGGTGAGGTCGAACACATGCACGAGGGCGCTCGGCGGGCCGCCTGGGACGGGCTGGCCGGGCTGCAAGGGCGGCGCGCCCATCGGCGGCGGCGGCGCCGGCTGGATCGCGCCCAAGGGCTGCTGCGACCCCTGCGCGGGGGGCGGCGTGCGCACGACGGGCTGGTTCAGCGGCACGTTCTGCGACTGCCCCTCGTCGCCCAGCACGCGGATCATGCGCTCGCCGGTGTAGACCTTCGGGATGAGGTCGAGGAGGATGCGCCCTGTATGCCGGATCGCGCGGTTCAGGTTGTCGATGAAGTGGAACGTCGAGACGTCGCCCTGCCGGTCGCGGTTCTGGATCGCGACGCCCGAGGTCTCGTTCGACCGCGCGCCCAATGAGGCGTCATAGAGCCCCATGATCGACTTCATGTCGTCGGAGGCATTGAGCGCCTCCTGCAAGGCGCCCGCGGGCATGCCGGCGAAGGGCTGGCGCTGCGGCGGCTCCGGGCCGTCGTATTCGAGGAAGGGGTGCGACTCGGTGTTGGCCGTCTCCCAGCGCGGGTCCGAGTCGAAGGCGCCCTTGCGGCCGATGAACGGCGCCTTGGGCGCGAGCGCCACCAGCTCCGTCGCCGTCGTGCGCCAGTAGTTGAACATGCGCTGCGAATCCTTGGCGTCGCGGATGAGCGAGCGGAAATACCGCTTCCCCTCGACGTTCACCTCCTCACCATAGACCGGCACGAGCGGGATGAAGCGCCCGGCCCAATCGTTCGCCTCGAGCACCTCGGCACCCGACATGATGCGCTGGGTGACGTCATAGCCGCGCGTCGGCCGCGTCTGCTGGACGGTCACGCCGAGCGTGTCGAAGAGATCCTTCTGGAGCGCGTACTCCTCGGCGTACATCACGAGGCCGTTCGAGAGCAGCAGCAGCTCCTTCTGCACCTCCTCGCGCCGCCACCACTCGGCGATCAAGACGTTCTCGCCCTCCGCCCAGGGCTGCTGGAGCCGGTCGTAGCCGAGGTCCTCCCAATCGACCGGGTCGGCGCCCTTGTACTTCGCCTTGAACTCGTCCTTGGAGAGAAGGTCCGTCACGAACGCGACGTTCCAGTCGGACGAATCCGCCGCGGTCGAGTGCGGGTCGCCATAGACCGAGAACGGGTTGGCGATGCGCTCGATGCGCAGGTCCTTGTCGAAGCTGTCGTCGCAGGCGTAGTCGATCGAGACGCGCCAGTAGCCGAACCCCATGGTCACGGCGAAGTCGACCGCGGTGTCGTAGGCGACGTCGGCGTTCGACGTGTATTCAATGTTCTTGATGAGCCCCGACATGACCTGCGCGGTCACCGGATCGGCGACGTCGTCGACCGGCTTCGCCTTGATCTGCGGGCGGTTCTGCCGCGCGTCGTTCACCACCTGGCGGATGAAGGACGGCATGCGGTTGATGGTGAGGCAGGGGCGGTGCTCGCGGTCGCGGCGCTCCTGGATGTCCTGCGGCCACTGCTCGCCCAATCGCGCGAAGCGGAGGTCGTCGATCGCGAGGTTGCGGTTGTCGCTCTCCGCGTCGACGCATTGCTCGAAGGCCTCGCGGCCCTCCTTCAGGACGTCGTCGACGTTCTTCGGCTTCTTGTTCTCGTCTGCCATCTAGCCCATCCAGGCGCCGGCGCCGGCGTAATGTTCGCGATTGCGCTTCGTGGGCTCGGTGCGGGCTTCCCGCAGCATCATCATGGCGTAGCGCGATGCGCTCATGAGATCCTCGTCGAGCTTCACCACCTTGCCGTCCTTGCGGTGGTAGAGCCGGAACTCCTCGAACCAGTCGAGGAGGTGGCGGAACACCTTCCAGCGGCCGGTCTGCATGCGGTCGAGCATTTCCATGAGCCCGGCCTCGACGCCGTTCGCGCCGTCCTCGAAGGTCGCGCGCTCGGGCAGCATGTTGAGCCCGTGCTTCCGGTACTGGTCGGCGAGCGGCTCGCCCGAGTCCTTGGAGTGCTGCAGCCCGTCATGCGGCCAGGCCCACGGGAGCCACGCGCCCCACGGCTTCAAGGCGCCGGCATGGACGAGCGGCGTCGCCTCGCGCATGCGCAGCGCCTTCGTGACGTAGAGGATGTCCGCCTCGCGGTCCCAGGCGATGTCGACCGCGGCAAACGGGTGGTCCCAGCCGAAGTCGAGGCCACCGATGCGCGGCCAGTGCTTCGGCACCTCGAAGGCGTCGACCGCGATCATCTCCTCGGGCACCGGGAAGATGCGGCCCGAGCCCAAGACCGGAATGCCCTTGGCGCGCGCCTCGCGCTCGTGCGCGGGATATGCTGCGACGATCTTGGCGCGCTCCTCCGGCGTGTAGTGCTCGGCGTCGTCGATGGTCATGACCGTGACGTGCCGGTCGGGCGATTTCTCATGGAGGAACCGCTTTACGACCGACGAGACGCCCAGAAGCGGCGTGAAGGTCATGAAGACGAGGCCGCCCGTGGCGTTGGTGCGCGTCAGGCCCTCGGTGTAGATGTCCTCGGGCGGCTCCTCGTCGAACCAGACGCCATGGAGCGTGTCGGCCTGCCACTTGCCGCGGCCCTGGTCGTAGCTCTTGAGGTTCAGCACCGACTGGCCGCCCGATGCGTGCTTCACCAGGACGCCGTCGAGCGCATCCTTGACGCCGGGGCGGCGCGAGGTGTGCAAGAGGGTCGCCTTCGGGATGAAGCCCGTGCCCCATTGCGTCTCGTCGCGCGGCTCGCCGATGAGGAGGCGCTGCACGCCGTCGCGGGTGAGCTCGGCGCTTTCGGAGCCCGCGGTCCAGCGCACGGGCTGGTCGAAGCGCCGCCCGTCCCATTCGTCGGGGTAGCGACCCGTGAGGTGCATCGCGAGCTCGGCGGCGCCGGCGAGCGTCTTGCCGAGCTGGTTGCCGGCCATGAAGAGGCGCTCGCGGTGCGCCGTGCCCGCGGCGTGGAACGCGCGCTGCTTCGCGTAGGGCTGGTAGAGCGCCAGGCGGTTAGTGTCGCGTCGTCGCTTCTTCTCGGCGAGCAGCCTCACCATCTCCGCCTTCAATTGCGAGGTCGAGGGCGGCGGCGAGCTGGCGGATGCGGCGGTCGAGCTGTTCGTCGCTGAGGTCATCCTCGACCTTGACGTTCAATTCCTTCGGCAGGATCGAGGCGCAGACCTTGACGTAGGCGGTCGGGTCCTCGGCGCGGACGGTGGCGATCACGTCCTTGCCGTGCTCCTCGAAGTCGGATGCCAGCGCCTCGAGGAAGGCTTCGCCCAAGCGGTTGCGCGCGCCCTTGGGGCGGCCCGAGGGGTTGCCGCTCTGGCCGGGCTGGAAGCGCGTGTCCCTCTTCTCGCCTGTATCTTCAGGCATGGGTCAGCGGACCTTGGGCCCGAGCTTTTTCGAGTGGCGGCCGGGACGGCGGACGCGGCGCTTGAAGCGCGGCGCGGCCACGGCGGCTTTCTTCGGTGCGGCCATGTCAGGCGTCCGGGGCGTAGAGCGTGGCGATCACAAAGGCGCAGAGCGCGTCCGGCCGGGCGCACACGATGTCGCCGCCGAGGTAGTCGCCGCTCACATCACGGCAGATGAGCGGCTCGACGGTGACGGGCCGGATCGCTTGGCAGTTCGGGCACCAGGCATGGGAGATCGCCGGCGCGGCGAATTTGTGCGGTGCGGCCATCGATCAGCCCTGATAGGTGGTGGGAACGGAGCGGGGCCGAATCGTTGCGACTCGGCGGAAAGGGTGCCCCGAATACCGCCCGGCTCGGGGCCACACCGGCCTGTTCGACGGCTACGCAGGAGAGCCGGTGAGACTGCGCGCCGCCGTTGCGGTTCAGAGGCCGAGCTTGCCGCTGGTGCTGCGGCGGAGGCTGTCGGTCGGCTTCACATAGACCGCGGTCGTGTCGATCTTCTTGTGGCCGAGCTGCTTCTGGGTGTCGGCCAGCTGGGCGCCGTTCTCGTCGGCCTGGGTCGCGTGGCCGGAGCGCAAGCTGTGCGCGCCGAAGGGCGCGGGGTCGAGCCCCGCCGCCTTGCACCGGCGCTTCACCGTCTCCCAGACCATTTGCCCGGTGAGGCGGCGGGCGAGGATGTGCCGGCCGCGGATCGGGCGGAACACTG